TCGTTAATTGAGTGTGATCAGTAGTGTCATTATCAGTTGACCATGTAGATTCATTAGCTGCTATGTAACCTGATAGGGATACAGTAGATCCTTCAACGCTTGTTACAAGACTGCTTAATGCTTGGTTTGTTGAAGAAAGAACATATTGAGGGTGGTCGTTATCTCCAAGACCGTTAAGATCACCATGCTCTATGTATGTTGTGATGTCACTGAGATCAAGAGCATTTTCTATAGCAGAAGTATTAGTATCTACTACACCAGAGACATAAGATATATCAGCAGTGTTATCATCTACTACTCCACTGACGTAACTAATGTCACTACTCTCTTCCCAGCTACCAGATAGGCTCTGAACCTGGGAGTATACCGAGTTCCAGTTCCCAGAAGTGCTAATGACGTTCGCCATGTCTGCCTCAAGGGCAGTAATGTCGTTAGCGTTAGTAGTAATGTTGCCTGCGTTAGTGCTGATGTTGCTAGTGTTAGTAGCGATGTTAGCTGATACAGAACCAAGGTTAGCAACATCTGCCTCAAGGGCCGTGATGTCATTAGCGTTGGTTGTAATGTTTCCTGCATTAGTGCTAATGTTAGAAGTGTTTGTGGCGATATTAGCAGATACAGAACCAAGGTTAGAGATGTCAGCAGTGTTTGCATCAACCACTCCACTTACATAACTAATATCTGCACTCTCTTCCCAAGAGGCCGACAAGGACTGGACCTGGGAGTATGCAGAGTTCCAGTTACCAGAAGCAGCCGCCAAGGCACTATCGTTGTAGACAGTGCCCCACGTCCCAGAGTTAGCCAGGACAGTAGAGTATGTCCCATCCCAGTCACCAGAGGCAGCAGCTACCTCGCTGATTTTATCGCCTTGACCACCAACAATACCAGACATCCAGGAGATGTCAGCAGCGTTATCACTAATGTTACCCGTGTTAGTGCTGATGTTGCTAGTGTTAGTAGCGATGTTAGCACTAACACTACCTAGGTTACTAATGTCAGCAGTATTAGCATCAACCACTCCAGAGACATAGGAGATATCAGCGGACTCTTCCCAAGAAGCAGATAGTGACTGGACCTGAGAATACGCCGAGTTCCAGTTTCCAGACGCAGAACCTAGATTAGAGATGTCAGCAGCATTAGCATCCCATTTGTATTCATTGCTATTATATTCCGATATGGCTGCGCTAACATCTTGTCCTCCCGCAAATAGGTTCTTAAATACTCCTGTTCCTGCTTGTTCAATATACCATGTTTGTAGACCGTCTTCCTTTCCATAAACATTTCCATAGAAGTTTCCACCATCCTTAAGCATTTGCCATTGGAAGCTGGCTGATGTTTTGGAGGTCATACCGAACATCTTTAGGTAACAGTTGCCTGTAATACCCTCAATACGCAGCCTCATTCCTTTGAGGCTGCCAGTAGTGGTTGCATAGTAGTTTTCTGGGAATATGACATCGCGCTGGTCAGGTAAAGTTGGCATAGTTCCACTGAAAATAGTGGTCCAAGTAGTGCCATCACCTTCCAATGCTTCGATTGTGATATCACCTACTGATGTGCCTGGAGTGCCATGCCAAAGAAGTAAAGGTTTCCAATAATTCCAAGAAGAGTTACTGATTGTGAATCCACTAAACTCAATCTCCCAAGCATTACTTGCACTCTTATAACTGTTCAGATTGAAATAGTTATTAGTGTATCTTGTAAACCTCTTTATAAGTGTTTCACCAGGGTCGCTTCCCTCCAGAATGTTGTAGGTAGCACCAGAATGTTCGTCTAATAGGTAAGCAGTTTGAATAGTATCATACCTAAACTCAATACCCTTACCATCATCACCGTAACCTTTAGGTTTTACGGTGAATCCTCGGAGAGTTGGCATCTGGCTTGTAGAACTAAAATCTCCATAAGACCATGTTTTGCTATCAATATACTTGGATACCCCGACTTGATCAAGTCTAAGAAGCCCATTCTTATCCTGAGTTGCGGTCCCAGTGTTGAGATAGTAAGAACCTTGTTGACCATCTAGAAGATCCGCATCAAGATTAGATCCTGCTCCATCAACAGTCTTTATCTTTGTTAAAATCTCTGCCGCTGTGTCTGGGTCCCAAGTAGAAGACAGGGATCCTACCGTTCCATAGACGCTGTTCCAGTTACCAGAGGTGCTAATAACGTTAGCCATGTCTGCCTCAAGAGCAGTTATGTCATTAGCATTGGTTGTAATGTTCCCTGCGTTAGTGCTAATGTTGCTAGTGTTAGTGGCGATATTAGCAGAGACAGAACCAAGGTTAGCTACGTCAGCTTCTAGCGCTGTAATGTCATTAGCGTTAGTGGTAATATTGCTAGTGTTAGTAGCTATGTTAGCAGATACGCTGCCTAGGTTAGCTACATCTGCCTCAAGAGCAGTTATGTCATTAGCGTTGGTGCTGATGTTGCTAGTGTTAGTAGCGATGTTAGCCGATACCGAGCCTAGGTTGGAGATGTCGGCAGTGTTAGAATCAACTACACCTGAGACATAGGTTATATCAGCAGTGTTATCATCAACAAGACTACTTAATGCACTGTTAGTAGAAGAGAGGACATAATCTGTTCTTGGGACTATACCTAATAGATCAGTTATTGAAGGTTCATTACCGTCTACAAGATCAATCCTTGGTTGGAAGAATTGAATAGCATCTCCTGTTCCTGCTGGGTTATTGAAGTGGTAAGCTCTAATACCGAGTGCAATAGCGGTAGTATCGTCAAATACCCTATCAGTAATACTAAATGAAACCTTCTCACCAGTAGATACTTTGTATATGCCTGTTTCCTGACGAGTGCTAGGACCTGTTTCAGTTTGATAAGCGTGTAGATAAGCAACCGCAAGATACCAGTCAGTGCTAGGCATTGGTAGATTAGATATGAAATATGGATTAATATTTCCTGTTCCTGATGCTGCTCCTGCCGATCTAACATCTACTCGATGATCATTAGTGCCTCCTTCTAGACTACTATGAGCATAGTTTCCAAAGTATACGCCTCCACTAGCAGTATTTTCCTGCTTAATGAAACAAGAGAATCTATATGTCGAGCTTGCATCCGCTGGGACTTTACCACTATTAAATCCCCCCTCTCCATCAGAAGTAACATCAGTATCAATAGCTTTCCAAATAATACTTTGGTTGCCAAAAGGATCAGTATCAAACTCTCTAAGAGATGATGTGCTATAACTATTCCAACCAGTCGGAGCATTTTGATTACCACTTCCCTCTGTCCAAGGTTCAATGTAATGACCTAGAAGTTCTTTGTTGACCTTTGAATCAACTACACCTGAGACATAGGTTATATCAGCAGACTCTTCCCAGGACGCAGACAAGGACTGAACTTGAGAGTAGGCGCTGTCCCAGTTTCCAGAGGTGCTAATAACATTAGCCATGTCAGCCTCAAGAGCAGTAATGTCATTGGCATTGGTCGTAATGTTACCTGCGTTCGTGCTGATGTTAGTAGCATTGGTTAGAATGTTGCCAGAGACAGTGCCGATGTAGGTGATATCTGCTGTGTTAGCAGTGATGTTAGAAGTGTTAGTGGCAATGTTGGCGCTTACAGTTCCAAGGTTAGAGATGTCTGCTGTGTTAGCATCGACTACGCCTGAGACGTAGCTAATGTCCGCACTCTCTTCCCAAGAAGCAGATAGGGTATTTACTTGGTTATACGTGTCCTGCCAAACGCCGCTGGCTGCTGCGAAGACAGAGCTTAGTAAATATTGAGGGTGATCATTGTCAGAAAGACCAGCGATATTACCATGATCAATAAAAGCCTCGATATCGCTTAGATCATAAACATCTTCGATAGCAGAAGTATTAGCATCTACTATACCTGATACGTAACTGATGTCAGAAGTATTACCATCTACTACTCCTGAGACATAGGTTATATCAGCCGACTCTTCCCAAGAAGCAGATAGGGTATTTACTTGGTTATATGTGTCCTGCCAAACGCCGCTGGCTGCTGCGAGGACAGAGCTTAGTAGATATTGAGGGTGATCGTTATCTCCTAGTCCGCTAAGACTTCCATGATGAATGCTAGATACTAAACTATCGAACTCGATAGATACATCACTAAGTTCTAAGGCGCTTGCAATTGAAGAACTGTTGGCATCTATTATACTTGATAGGTATGAGATATCACTGTCATTAGAAGAAATGTTAGCAGTGTTAGTAGCAATGTTAGCCGATACACTACCGAGGTTAGAGATGTCGGCAGTATTAGCATCAACTACTCCTGAGACATAGGTAATGTCAACAGACTCTTCCCAAGAATTGCTTAGGCTAAGGACCTGTGCATACACGCTATCCCAAGTTCCAGAGGCTGCTGCTACCTCGCTAATCTTGTTGCCCTGATCACCTACAATACCTGACACGAAGGTGATGTCATTGTCGTTGGCAGTGATGTTACTTGTGTTAGTATCTACTACACCTGACACATAGCTAATGTCTGCGCTCTCTTCCCACGATGCCGATAGAGACTGAACTTGAGAGTAAACACTTTCCCAATCACCTGATGCCGCGCCTAAGTAACTTATATCAGCAGTGTTCACTGATATTGAACCTGACACTGCCTTTAGGTTGTTTATGTCGGCTAGGTTTCCTAGGCTTCTGGACGTGTTAGTAGCAATATCCGCACTGACAGATCCCAGGTTAGAGATATCAGCAGCGTTATCATCAATTATGCCCGATACATAAGAAATATCAGAGGTCTTACCGTCAATGACACCTGACATGTAGGAGATGTCGTTATCATTGCGAGTGATGTTAATAGTGTTAGTGGCTATGTTAGCGCTTACACTACCTAGGTTGCTTATGTCGGCTGTGTTATCATCTACTACACCACTGACATAGGTAAGGTCAGCACTCTCTTCCCAAGAGTTACTAAGGCTGAGGACCTGTGCATACACACTATCCCAAGTTCCAGAAGCCGCCCTGACCTCGGTCATGTCATCGCCAAGCTCACTTACTACGCCAGAAACATAGCTTATGTCGTTGTCGTTGGCAGTGATGTTACTTGTGTTAGTAGCGATATTAGCACTTACACTGCCTAGGTTAGCTACGTCAGCCTCTAGTGCAGTAATGTCGTTAGCATTGGTAGTGATGTTAGAAGCGTTAGTCAGGATGTTTCCTGATACAGTTCCAAGATAACCAATGTCAGCAGTGTTACTAGAAATGTTACCTGTGTTAGTAGCGATGTTGCCACTTACAGTGCCAAGGTTAGAGATGTCAGCAGTATTAGCATCAACTACACCAGAGACATAAGTTATATCAGCAGACTCTTCCCATGAGTTAGACAGTGAAAGAACCTGGGCGTATACTGAATCCCAAGTTCCTGAGGCTGCACGAACCTCTGTCATGTCGTCACTGAGATCGCTAACTGCTCCACTAACGTAGGTAATGTCGTTGTCGTTAGCAGTGATGTTAGCAGTGTTGGTAGCGATGTTGGCAGATACAGACCCTAGGTTAGAGATGTCAGCAGTGTTAGCATCTACTACACCGGAGACATATGTTATATCAGCCGACTCCTCCCAAGAGGAGGACAGGCTATTTACTTGATTGTAGGTGCTCTGCCAAACACCACTAGCTGCTGCTAAAACAGAGCTTAGTAGGTATTGAGGGTGATCATTATCTCCTAGACCGTTTAAATCTCCATGCTCTATGTATGTGGTGATATCACTAAGGTCTAGGGCGTTTTCAATAGCCGAGGTATTGATATCTACAACTCCAGACACATACGTGATATCTGAAGTGTTTCCATCAATGATACCTGACATGTAGGAGATGTCGTTATCATTGCGAGTTATATTAATAGCGTTGTTATCTACAACACCACTGACATAGGTAAGGTCAGCACTCTCTTCCCATGAGTTGCTTAGGCTAAGAACTTGCTGATATACACTATCCCAAGTTCCGCTAGCTGCTGCAACCTCAGTGATCTTATCGCCTTGACCACCAACAATACCTGACACCCAGGAAATATCGTTGTCGTTAGCAGTAATGTTAGCTGTGTTGGTTGCGATGTTAGCACTGACGCTGCCAAGGTTGTTGATGTCCGCTGTGTTAGCAGAGATGTTGGTGGCATTGGTCAGGATGTTACCAGAGACAGTCCCCAGGTAGGTAATATCTGCTGTGTTAGTAGCGATGTTGGCAGACACGCCACCTAGGTTGGAGATGTCAGAAGTATTATCGTCAATGATACCCGACATATAGGAGATGTCATTATCATTACGAGTGATATTGAGGGCGTTATTGTCTACTACTCCACTGACATATGTAAGGTCTGCACTCTCTTCCCATGCGTTACTAAGAGAAAGGACTTGTGAGTAAACGCTGTCCCAAGTTCCAGAAGCAGCAGCTATCTCAGAGATCTTATCACCTTGTCCACCGACTATGCCTGATACAAAGGTAATATCATTGTCGTTGGCAGTGATGTTAGCAGTGTTGGTAGCGATGTTAGCGCTTACACTTCCAAGGTTGGAGATGTCAGCAGTGTTATCGTCTACAACACCTGACACGTAGGTGATGTCGGCGGACTCTTCCCAAGAGCTACTAAGGGAAGCAACCTGGGCGTATACACTGTCCCATGTGCCCGAAGCCGCACGAACCTCGGTCATGTCAGCACTGATATCGCTAACTGCCCCACTAACGTAGGTAATGTCGCCATCGTTAGCAGTAATATTGGCAGTGTTGGTAGCGATGTTAGCACTAACACTTCCTAGGTTACTAATGTCTGCTGTGTTAGCGGAGATGTTGCTAGCATTGGTCAGTATGTTACCAGAGACAGTTCCTAGGTAAGCAATATCTGCTGTGTTGGTAGCGATGTTAGCAGATACAGAACCTAGGTTGGAGATATCAGCAGTATTGTCGTCAATGATACCTGACATATAGGAAATGTCGTTATCATTGCGAGTGATGTTAATAGCGTTGTTATCTACAACACTAGAGACATAGCTAATATCTGCCGACTCTTCCCATGCGTTACTGAGGGTAAGCACCTGTGCATATGCACTGTCCCATGTAGAACTAGCAGCAGCGACCTCAGAGATCTTATCTCCTTGCCCACCAACTATGCCTGATAGCCATGTTACATCAGCTTCGTTATCCGCGATTCCCGCACTGACTCCTCCCAGGAAGGTGATATCGTCAGTGTTAGATTGAATGTTGGCCGATACACTTCCCAGGTTAGCCACATCGGCTTGATTCTGGGCAACGACCCCTGACACGTAAGAGATATCGGGGCTTTCTTCCCAAGACGAAGAGAGACTGAGAACTTGAGCATATACTGAATCCCAGGTAGCGCTTGCTGCTGCCACCTCTGCAATGTCATCACCTTGGTCACTTACGATACCTGATACAAAGGTAATGTCGTTATCGTTAGCAGTGATGTTGGTGGTGTTGGTATCTACTACACCACTTACGTAGGTGATGTCTGCACTCTCTTCCCATGAGTTGCTGAGAGACACTACCTGAGCATACACACTATCCCAAGTTCCTGAGGCTGCACGAACCTCTGTCATGTCGTCACTGAGATCGCTAACTGCTCCACTAACGTAAGTAATATCGTTGTCGTTAGTAGTGATATTGGCAGTGTTAGTAGCGATGTTAGCAGAGACAGAGCCAAGGTTGGAGATATCAGCAGTATTAGCGTCTACAACACCTGACACGTAAGCTAGGTCACCACCTGCTACACCAGAAACAACGCTAGAGAGGTAGGTAATATCAGAGGCATTGTCACTGATAAGCCCTGTGTTGCTAGTAATGTCGCTGGAGTTAGTGCCAATATCAATGATGTTCTGTGCGACTACACCGCTTACATAGCTAATATCTGCACTCTCTTCCCATGAGTTGCTTAGGCTAAGGACTTGCTGATATACGCTATCCCAAGTTCCAGAAGCTGCCGCCACCTCACTAATCTTATTGCCCTGGTTACCTACAATACCTGACACGAAGGTGATGTCTGCATCCTGTGCATCACTAACACCAGAGAGGTAGGTGATATCTGCTGCGTTGTCGTCTACTACACCTGATACGTAGGTAATATCTGCACTCTCTTCCCAAGAGTTACTAAGAGATAGAACCTGTGCGTATACACTATCCCAAGTGCCGCTAGCTGCTGCAACCTCAGCGATATCATCACCTTGATCGGCAGTAATACCTGAGAGGAAGGTAATATCAGCATCGTTACCATCAATGACACCTGAGAGATAAGTAATGTCATTGTCGTTACGAGTGATGTTAATAGCGTTGTTATCTACAACACCAGAGACATAAGTAAGGTCAGCACTTTCTTCCCAGGAGTTGCTAAGGCTTACGACCTGAGCATATACACTATCCCAAGTTCCCGATGCCGCACGAACCTCGGTCATGTCATCACCAAGTTCACTGACGACTCCGCTGACATAAGTAATGTCGTTATCGTTAGCAGTGATGTTGGTGGTGTTGGTATCTACTACACCACTGACATATGTTATGTCAGCAGACTCTTCCCATGAGTCACTCAGTGATAGCACCTGTGCGTATACGCTATCCCAAGTTCCAGAAGCAGCGGCCACCTCAGCAATATCATCACCTTGAGCAGCAGTAATACCTGATAGGAATGTTATGTCGTTGTCATTGGCAGTGATATTAGCAGTGTTAGTAGCGATGTTACCACTGACCGTCCCAAGATTGGCGATATCTGCCGTATTGGCAGAGATCAGGTTAGTGTTGCTAGTAATGTCGCTAGAGTTCGTGCCAATGTCGATAATGTTCTGTGAGACGACACCAGAGACATAGCTGATGTCAGCACTCTCTTCCCAAGAGTTGCTAAGGCTGAGGACTTGAGCGTATACGCTATCCCATGTAGCGCTGGCAGCGGCTACCTCTGCAATATCATCACCTTGAGAGGCAGTAATACCTGATAGGAAGGCAATGTCAGAGTCATGTGCATCACTAACTCCAGAGAGGTAAGTAATGTCTGCTGCATTGCCATCAACTACACCTGACACATAGCTAATATCTGCACTCTCTTCCCATGAGTTACTAAGGGAAAGAACCTGTGCGTATACGCTATCCCATGTAGCACTAGCTGCTGCTACCTCAGCAATATCATCACCTTGAGCAGCAGTAATACCTGATAGGAAGGTGATGTCATTGTCGTTAGCGGTAATGTTGGTTGTGTTGGTATCTATTACACCACTTACGTAGGTGATGTCTGCACTCTCTTCCCAAGAGTCACTAAGGCTAAGGACTTGCTGATATACGCTATCCCAAGTTCCAGAGGCTGCTGCTACCTCGCTAATCTTGTTGCCCTGATCACCTACAATACCTGACACGAAGGTGATGTCAGAAGAGTTACCATCGACTACGCCAGAGACGTATGTTAGGTCTGCACTCTCTTCCCAGGAGTCACTAAGGCTAAGGACTTGAGCGTAGGCAGAATCCCAAGTGCTAGACGCTGCTGCTATCTCAGCAATGTCATCACCTTGAGCAGCAGTAATACCTGATAGGAAGGTGATGTCATTGTCGTTGGCAGTAATGTTAGTCGTGTTAGCATCAACTACACCTGACACATAGCTAATATCAGCACTCTCTTCCCATGAGTTGCTTAGGGAGACGACCTGAGCGTATACACTATCCCAAGTTCCTGAGGCTGCACGAACCTCGGTCATATCGTCGCCAAGTTCACTTACAACACCTGAAACGTAAGTAATATCGTTGTCGTTGGCAGTGATGTTACTTGTGTTAGTATCGACTACACCACTGACATAAGTAATGTCAGAAGACTCTTCCCAACTATCAGAGAGGGTAAGGACCTGAGCATAGACAGAGTCCCAAGTTCCAGAGGCAGCGGCAATCTCTGCGATATCATCGGTAGAAGCTCCCGCGATACCAGACAGGAACACGATATCAGCAGCATTCTGATCTATCTCTGCCTGGGTGCTGTTAGGGATGTCGTTAGTTCTACCTACACCAGTTACTTTGATGACACCATTGCTCTCATGAGAGCGCATGATGATACCAAGGTTCTGAACTAGTTCGTTTACCCCACTAGGTCTTGTATTTACTAGTCCACCAGCGGTTGTTGGTGACACGTATACAGTGGTGCCTTCGGTAAAGCCACTGGTATTCATGCCATCTGCCTTACCGAAGATAACAGCTACACCTTCTCCATTGATAGCAATGTCCTCGTATAGAACACCGATAGCAGGCATTGAAGATGCAGCGTCAGCTTTAGCTAGCGCAACATACGCAGTGTTAGGGTTATGGGCTCCTGTAATATGAACTACATCACCCCTGCTCATAGCCGAGGTAGTGTTGTTATAGACCTTTAGATAGGAATCATCGTTATAGTCGTTGATCCACTTTTGAGCCGCTTCGTCCCAGACCAAGATCTGGTGGTCGTCAATAGCGCTAACAGGGGTTATGTCAGTGTCACCTAGACCAGAAAGATATCGAGGTAAGGATGCGGATGTCATCCAATCGGCCTCGTTAGCCGCAATGTAGGCAGATAGGCTGACAGTAGATCCTTCTACACTAGAGACTACAGAGGAGACATACGTTACGTCTGCACTCTCTTCCCAAGAGTTGCTGAGGGTGAGGACCTGGGCATACACACTATCCCACGTCCCTGAGGTAGCAGCGACCTCACTAATCTTATCTCCTTGGGATCCTACTTGACCACTGAGGAAGATAATATCAGCAGGAAGACCCGATACGATAGAGGAGACATACGTTACGTCTGCACTCTCTTCCCAAGAGTTGCTGAGGGTGAGGACCTGCCGATATGCACTATCCCATGCACCACTAGCAGTTTGAATAACAGTCTTTAGAAGATACTGGGGGTGATCGTTATCTCCTAAGCCAGCTAGATCTCCGTGTGAGAATGAAGAGAATACATGCTGTGCGAACTCATCAGCACTGGTGAAGCCAGTTCCTCCAGCAGCCTCAGGGATGGTGTCTCCAGGTTGCATCTCCCCGATAGTGGGGACACCTGAAACATAAACGATACGTAGGGGGTAGTAATCTGCCATACTGTTCTCCTATTGTATTTACCTGCTTAGGAGATTATAGGCAGATATCACTCGTCGCTAACATCTGTTGGGTTGATAATATCTTCGATCTCAGCAACCTTCTTCATGAAATCCTCTACGGACTCACCGTCTTCCTCAATAGCATCCTCTTCCTCAGTAGATTCTGAGTCTGGCTTCTTCTTTGAGGCTGGCTTCTTCTTCTTCTCAGCCACAGCCTGCTCCTCTTCTATAGCGTGGTCGTAAAGCTCAGACAGGATGAAATCTACGTCCTCTTTACTATCGGTTAGAGGAGAGTTAAGAGCAAAGTCGCTGACAGGGCGGTCTGCGTAAACAGAGTCGAACCCAGACTCAGTGAAGAGGAACCTTAAACCAGAGTTTACGTCAATGGCCTGGACGCCGTTCTTACCCTTTAGCAAGGTAGACATAGAGGTTAAAGCCTCGCGCACAACGCTACCACGTGGAGCCTCTTTAGCAAGACACTCAAATATAAGAGACTGAGTGTTTAAGAGTGTGCGGAAGGTAGGAGCTTCTTTGAGGTTATTGATGTTAACACCATACTTCTCGCTAAGAAGAGTTCCGATTAGGTCTTTTAGAGGCTTCTTCATCTCAAACAATGTTGAGACGAACTCCTTTAGATCAGACTTGTTATACTCAAAGTCTTCTGCCACAATGTTTAAGCATCTAGAAACAGTGTTGGAAAGCTGCTTCTTGCTGATAAGGGCGAGGTAAGGAACCTCAGCAACTGCCTCCACAAGAGCCTTTTGAATCTCCTTCTGATCTGTAGAGAAGATCTTCTCAGCTAGAGCGTTAATCTTAGGCTCGGAAACCCAGATCTGGTCGAACGACTTCTTGCTCTCTAGGATTTCACGGCTCACAAGCTCCTGCTGGCAGACCATCTCGTAAATGCTGCGGTTATCACCGAAGTCTACCTCATATCGAGCTTTCTCGGCAAGCTGCTCAAGACTCATACGATCAAGGTTGAATGCACGCGATACGGTATCAGAAAGTCTAAGAGCATGAGTAATCTCTTGGTTGGCAGCAAGAGACTCCTTATTCTCATTCATCCACTTGCTAATGTTCTCGGATACCTCTAGGAATCGCTGAAACTCGTCAGTGCCAACTATATCAAAGGTAGCATTGAAGGAAGCAGCTTGTTCAGTAAGACGATCAACAGTCTTGTTAAACTTTAGCTGCGTGCCCCAGGACTGGATGATGTCCTCAAATGCGTCAGCAGCGGTCACTAGATCGTCTGAGTAAATGCTCTCAATTAAAGAAGAGACTCGGGCGCGGTTAGCTTCCTCGAATCTCTTCTCATCACTGAACACTTCTCCTGACTCGACCACGATATTATCGAATACCAGCTTCTCACCAAAGTAATACTGGCCTTGGATAACCTGACCGCTCTCTGTAACGAATGTAGCGATTGAATCTACATCGTCCACGGAGAACAGTCTAACTCCTTCACGAATAGAATGTGATAAAGAGTCGGCAAGAAGATTTAGGTTTGATACTTTGCGGTTTCGCTGCTCGAAGAAGTCCATGGATATAGTTAGGGCTAGTTTCTATATAGCCTGCCAAATTGGCACATAACCCGTTAATTATCATATTTCTTTAAAATACGTAGCAAAGCTCTTGCTCTGGGGCTATCTGCACCCTCTTCTAGGATAATCTGGTTACGAAGTGACTGTAGTTCTTCGTTCTTCTTCTTAGGCTTGGCCGCTGGCTTAGGCTTGGGTCTGGCCTTCTCCACTCTAACGTCATTCTTAGCCTGATTATCAGCCACTTGCATGTCGTTCTGAGCTTGGTTATTGGATACAGCCATGTCGGTTTGGCCTTGAACCTGCGTCTGCTGCATCTGTCCAGCGGCCTGGGCCTGCTGCTGCTGCGCCATCATGTCGGCCTCACGCTGCATCTGCTCTTCCTGCTCCTTCTCAGCCTCTGCCATGAGCATCTCGATCTCCGTTTCCGTCATATCGTAGAACTCTTTATAGATGTAGGACTTAGGGAATAGACCAGTTGCCATAACATTGGTGATAACCTCTGCCTTCTGAGCATCCACAGCCATCTTACGCTTGATGAAGATGTCAGAACCATCAGGAAGAACAACTTCCATGCTGTTAATCTGGCTCTTGGGGTAGCCAATCATCTCCAAATGGCGTCTTGCAATGAGTGTAAAGCCTTGAGACACGCTTTGAATGACCCTTTGGATAACTCTAGCGAACTTTACGTCCAGTTGGTCGAGGTTTGCCTTGCGCTCGGCTGATTTATCGTATTCTACGATGTAATCCTTGGGAACTTTGAGGGTTGCTAGGAGCTTATCTCTGAAATACTTAACGTCATCGACCTCTCCAAGGTTCTCAGCGCCCTTTAAGGTGTCTACTTTGGTGCCTTGGTTACCTCTAATGGGGATGAAGAAGTCCTCATCGACCGCTAGAGGGTTGTGGCGGCTATCAACACGGTTCTGATTGGCGTATTTCTCCTTCTTGAAGCGCATTTTCATGGTTTCCATGAACTGTTCGGCCTTACCAGAGGGTAAATTACCCACATCGACGTAGAAAATGCGTCTTTCAGGTGCTCTAGAGAGGCGATAGACGATCATCGCGTCCTCCATTAGCTTAAGAGAGCGGTAAACTCGAATTGCACCGCTCATAATTGAACGTCCGTAGGGGTAATATTTGGGGTCAGACGTGTGAAGTCGGAAGTGAACTATCTGATTCTTGTCCAATTCGAGGTATTTGGAGTTGGAATTCATCCAATCTCCCTGATTTACCTGTCTTTCTGGTATTTCCTGTAGGAAAGTCTTTAGTTGACCGAACTTATCCTCGATTCTTAGGATGTAGTAGGGGTTCAGAACCTTGATCTTACGAACGCCTTGGTCCATAGCGTTGGCATTAGCTACAACTTCAATGAAGGAGTCACCATACTTACAGGTGCCACGGACGATGTCCCAGTAAACGTGGTCAAGCCTAATGCGCTTAAATAGGTTTTCAATCTCTTTAATGACCTCTTCTGAGTCTGACTTGACGACCCAACGCTTATTACGAAGGTCTTTTTGAGTAGATTCATCAGCATAGATGTCTAGAGCAGCCGTAATTTCAGGATACTCGTCCATCTTCTCGAACTCATCATACCTACGCTTACGGTTTAGCTCTGCCTCAGGCATAAAAGGCAGACCTCTACTGTAGCTCATCCCAGGCTGACCGAGATCGACTACAGGAGAGTTAGGATTTACAAGAAGGTCTCCTTCAACATTGCGCGGATCACCTTTGATAGCGTTCTTTCGCTTAACCTCAGTGCTAAAGAACTTTCCAAAGATCTTAGCCATGTAACCTGTCGTGTATAGGTTCGACAGATCACCGTATCGGGTAGGGTTCCATGTGGTCATTCCAGGACCACTGTTCTCGTTCAGTCTCTCATCAGCCATGTGATGTCCTCATTACGTCCTTCTCCGAAGCTATACGACTTAAGAGGTGAGAGTGGTTTCTGTTCTCGGAACGTCTTATTCATAACGATCCCAGGATTCTCCTCTCTGTAACGTCTAGCTCCATAGATAGATAGTGCTAATGACATCACTAGGTCATCATTTTGACCTGTATCTGCTTGGAAACGACCATTATCGCTGATAATGAACGTATTCAACTCCATTACAGTGCGCTTGGAGTTTAATTTTACTTCAGATGTGCGTAGTGCTTCTTCCATCTCAATCAGCACTTGATCCCTGGTTTTAGTGGTTGTTTGGAACCCAGGCAGGCCCTTCTCATCGAACCACACGTTGTCATATTCTAATTGTTCCCACAGGTAGTCGATTAGATTGTTTCCAATCGTATTACGCTCAATAAGTATGGGAGCTACGTTATACCTGTTCCCCTGCTCAAATAAGATACGTGCAAACTCGTTTATGGGGGTAGTGTTGCTGTAAAACTCAGCTACCTGCTCACCAGTCTGGAGATCGACCACCTGGAATGCGGAGTAATCACGCTCACGACCTAGAGCTACGTCAGCAGCAATGAAGTAAGAGGTAGTAGGATCAGGATCCTTCCAGACATACATTCGGTTGTTGTAAAGCCTATAGAAGTCCTCAGACACGTTCTCTAGCAGTGAGTTAAGGATCTGTCCCTCGATGAAGGTATCACCTGTTCCTAGGAATTCACACTCATACTCTTGTAGCCATTTCTTGTGACTAAGGTTAGCGCGTGTAGTCTTCTCCCATTCATCAATATTCATGGGAGGGTCTCGCTGCTCCATCTCCTTGTATAGCCAATCAAACCCATCAACCCTGTTATACTCAGGGTGATCTTTCCAGTTGATTTGAATAGGGTTGAATGAGTTAGTCCCCTCTACAGCCCCTTCCCAGATCTGATGATACCAGTTGCCTATACCGTTCACAGTAGACAGCACGAAAGCACGACCACCAGTCGAGATGATAGGATATACAGCAGCCCAAATAGTATCAATATGCTCAATGAAAGCAGCCTCGTCAATAATGAGTAGTGATCCAGATAGACCACGGCCTGATTGTTTACCAGAAGGACGAGACTTAATGTGGCTATTGTTTTCTAGTTTAAGGTTGTGAGCGTTAATCTGAGTAGCCTTAGGTCGCATCCACTCAGGAGTCTCATCATACATGATCTTAATACGATCAAGAACCTCAGTAGATTCAGTATCACCCACAGATAGGATAACTATGGTTTGGTGTGAATTGAACAAGCACTTCCATACAGAATATGCAGCAGCGATAGTAGTGCATCCTGCTTGGCGAAACTTACGAAGTATGTTGAATCGCTCTGTCTCAAGAGCGTTAAGTATCACCTTCTGGAAAGGGTATAGCTTGAATGGCACCATACCACGTATAGGGTGGACGACCTTGATATACTTGCTAATGAAGTATATTGGATCTTTCTTGCACCTTAGATACTCTTCCTTGTAATCCATATCCTATTATACCGATGAAATGATCTACGCTTTTATCTGCACGCGCTCTAAGGAACTGACTGATACAGCACATAACCTCTCTACCTATCTATCAGACGCAGGAGTGAAGGTTAAGTTTCTGGTTAATCAGAAGTCTATCTTCGGAGGATACCAGAAGGCATTAGACTCCAGTGACGTGAAGGACGACGACATTGTAATCCTGTGTCACGACGATATCGAGATCATGTCCAGCAAGTGGGTCTTTAGAGACTGCCTCATGCAATGCCTAGCACACGATGCAGGATTCATTGGTGTGGCTGGGACTGCTAAACTTCTAGAGGATGCTGTTTGGTGGAATGGTCAGGCGTGGAGAGAGGGACATCACTCAGGCATTGTCTGGCATGGTCCTCATGCTCTAGAGTCTACTCCAACCTACTATGGACCATACAAGACAGTCGTGGTCATGGATGGCCTGTTCCTTGCAGCGTCAGGAAAGACACTAAGGAAGGTCGGTCTAGCAAAGCCCAGCTACCTAGAAGGCGAGTGGGATTACTACGATATCCACTATACCCTCACTGCCCACAAGCTAGGTCTAAAGAATAGAACAGTCCCTATAAATGTCCTACATAACTCCAGGGGCGAGTTAGCGGGAAGAGAGTCTTGGCACGTCAACAGAGCCAAGTTCATAGAAGAGCATCGCCTGCCGATCACTGCTTCTTGATCTTATTGATGGCACGTTTGTTGAACATGCCCTTCTTCTTCATCTGCTTAAACTTCCTAGCAATAGCATTTAACATACCAATATATAGTCATGACCGAGAAAGAGATCGCACTATCCTATACTTGTGAGGATGCTCTAAACAAGTGTAATGGTTTCGCCACAAAATGTGCAGAGGCCAATAAGGACTTCCAGGAGGCTCTTGCAAACGAGTCTAACAAGCTCTCTGAGGCAAGAGCTAAGTATGCCCAGCTAAGATACTCTCTGTGGCGCTACAGAGCCTTAGACAAGCTAGAGCGCATAGTCAGTGCCATCACTGTGATTGCCGCCCCTAAGACCGAGGAAGGGACCTCCTTTCTCGACAAATTATGGCTCTTCGCCAAAACTATGTGGACATGGGCTCGAAGCGGATTTAAGATGTCAGACGAGCAAACTCAACAAGCTAGGCTCGAAATTTGTCATGCCTGTCCTCACCTCATCAAAGACAAGGTTCAATGCAGCATGTGCGGATGCATGATGAAGAAGAAGGTTACCTTGGACGGCGCTTCTTGTCCTTTGAAGAAGTGGTAGATTCTATCTTAGCAACCCACTGCTTACTAGCTCTGAGGTTGCTCCAATAAACTCGAACCTTCTGCTTCGCCTTCTTGCGCCAATAGTTAGAGTCCTTGTTTCTAAACAAGGCTCTTGCCACCTAGAGGCACGTTCTTACCTTTGTTCAAGCCCTTCCTGATCAGGCTTGCAGTGCCCGCTCCAATCTTGGTTACTCCTCGACTGAAGTTTCGGATCTTGTCAGCACTTCCTGACTTGCTGGGCAAAGTATCTGCATACCTGTTTGCAAGTCTAGAAACAATCGAACCCCTCTCACCTGCTGCTGCCGTTGCGCGAGCAATACCCTTGGTTCCACGCATGGAAACCTCTTGCTCAGGGGTTCCACGGGTTCCTCGGGTGTTGGCGATAGGTTTCCCATCCTTGTCATTGGCCGTTCCAGGAAGATCATCTCCCGTAGAACCAGGAGTTTCTTGAGGTCCAACCTCAGCAGGGTTGGTGGACTTGCGTTGGTTACGCTTGCTCTTACGTCCTCGTCCTTTGGCGTTGTTCTTCTGCTGTCGAACACTCATCTCAACCAAGCTCGAAACGAGTCTGGAGTATAGCTGCTTCTTGGTCATTTCCTGATCCTGATTCTAATCTTGCTACCACCTGAACTAGGTGGAC